AGATGGTAACGTATCTATACACTGAAAACAAATTGCGAAGTGCTTATATTGATACTATACCTAAAGATATTTCTGATGCTTTCTTTGATAACTTATACACTAACTCTCAAGGTTGTTGTATTGATAGATTGACTGAAGCAGTCTTTGGTGATTTAGCTGAAGACGTATTTTGGTTCATTCATGAGTGTGAAGATAATAATGTAAATCCCAATGTTAGTGTTGAGGATAGAGATTATTATATCAATGATTTAGAAACTTATTTTGAGTACGCGCAAAAGGAACTATTTAAAAATGACAATTAGAAATTCATACAGAACATTTCGTGTCTGGAAACTTGCATCAGAGAAACATGGTGTAACTTATAATCTTGAGGCTGAGAATGGCTTTGATGAGTGGAAGATTACTTCTGACATTGTAAATATAGAATCAGAAGGAAATTCATTCATATTCACTACAATTAATGGATCTAAGTATAGGGCTAGTGCCTATCAAGAAGGTGGCTCAAGAACTAATATTGTAGACCAATATATGAAAGTTAATGGCTTTAGTGATAAAGTAGAACTAACTGAACAAGAATTCTTGGAGATGGTAAATTACAAATAGTTGTTTACCTTTAATGTTACTTAATATATAATGTTCTTATATTAATTGAGGAGTATTATATGAAAGTATATGTTGTATTTGATATGGATGGCTGGGAAATAACTGGAATTGATAAAGTATTTTCTGATTATGACAAGGCTGTACAATACTTAAAGACATTCGAAGAAATGTCAAAAGGTAGATACAAATTCAAAGAGTCTCATATATTTTCATATGATGTGATTTAGGAGTATTATATGATAGTACAGTTTAAAATAGCAATGAATGAGATTGAACATTGTCCTGATTTGTCATATTATAATTATGTTGTCTGGAAGTTCACTAATACCCAGAGGACTGGCTTTACTCATTTTGTAGAAATATACAATGATGTTGATAATTATCCAATGTATCATTTCGGCAAACCTGAGACTCAAAAAGATGGTTCGGTTGGATTTACTGTTTATATGACTGGTGAAGGTCCTGGTATCGACAATAAAGACATTGGCTGGGGTGGCAGATTTGTTACAGTTGATGCATTTTGGTATAAGGATTTAACAGTATGAAACAATATAAACTATCATTAACGCATATAGATCCTATTGAAGCAGTTAATCAAATTGAAGAGGTTCTAAATGAGTTTGATTTCAAAGAGGTCCATAAAGTCATGGAGTTCTTGAACTGGGAATATGCTATTATTGCCCCTAGTGATTGTTCTCGTGGTAGAATTCCAAATAAAGCTTATCTAAAGAAACTGGTAAATAATTACCTTATTGATATTATCAATGCTCTTGATGCAGCTATTGATGTTAAACCTGGAAAGAAACGATATACTTTCCAAACTGGTACAGGCGGATTCTATTACACTGCTGATTGGTACAAGAAAGCTAGTACAGTAAAAGAAGCTGGTGAATATGGAGCGGGTAGACATTTATATTTGGATGTTAAATTCTGCACAACTACTTGGGACACTGCGATATGAAAATAACTATTGAAGAACTAATTAAATTGGCAAATAATACTGAAGTCGATATTGATGCCATGATTGAACGATTACGAGTCTATGAAATAGTTAAAGAGACTGAGGCACAACATAGAAAGTTTATAGAGGACATAAAGTATATTCTATGAAACATTTTATCTTTAATGTAATTTTAATATTCATGCTTATATTCTGTGCGATACTTGAATCATTAGGTTTATTTAGTAAATTTACTGAAAATGCTGGTGTTCTAATGGAAAGAATACAGAATAAAATTTGGAAGTTATAATGAAACAGAAGGCTGAAAATTTTATAGATAATGTCTATGTGCGAGTGTGTTTCAGAATAATTGAAATGATTACATGTGGTCACATTATCTTTAACACGTGGCATCATCTATAAAGGAAGTAAAATGACGCCAGAACAATTCGCATATTGGCTTCAAGGGTTTGTTGAACTTACAGAGACTAGACAATTCTCTGAACAGCAGACTCAGATTATTAAAGATCATCTTAAACTAGTCTTTGATAAGAGAACTCCCACATATCCATCTAATCCAGTTCCAAAAACATATCCATTAGATCCACTCTACAATCAACCTCGTCCATGGCCAGAACATTTTTGGACTCCAGGTGAACCATACAAAGTCACTTGCTAAAATAGTTGTTTACTTTAATTCAAAAGTAATATATAATGTCTTATCAATTAAATAAAGAGGCATTATATGGCTTATACAATTTATGAAAATATCTCAAAAACAGGTGGTGTAAAAGCCGGCGAAGTTGAGATTATTGCTGTTGGTTCAAATGGTAAATCTGTATACAATTATTCAGATGAACTTTACTCAGATCTTTATAAAGATACGACTGGATTTCGTCCTAGCCAATTACAAATGGAAATGTGGAATTTATCTACTCCTGAAGAAAAACAAACTGAGTGGGATTACCTTGTTGATGAACTTGCTCGTAATGAAGCAGAACGTAAAGAGAATGAAGCTATCGCTATTAAAAAGTTTGAGAAGCAGATTGAAATGGTTATGGGTTTAAATGGAACTCTTACTCGTACTCAAGCTATCAATTGGTTGCTAGAGGCTTGGTATTTTTCTCAAGATATTGATACGGAAAATGATAATGATTTTGGGTACTTTGAGTATTGTCACGATTTGCCGTATGGTTATATTATAGGAATGGACTAATGTTAATTCGCGTTTTTTCAGATACACACTGGGAATTTGCTGCTAAAGCCGGTGGCAACTTCTGGACTCCTAAAGAATTAGACACAGATAAAGAAACGACTCTCATTCTTGCTGGTGACTTATGGAATGGTTTAGATTCTATTAATGTAATCAAAACTTTCAATCAAAGATTTAAACGTGTTCTGATTGTACTAGGTAATCATGACTACTGGGGTAGTAATTACTTTCATGAACTAGATCTAGATTACCAACAGGAACTTATTATTCAAGGAATGGATAATTGTTTCTTAATGGACAGAGATACATTTGAGTTTGATGGTGTTCTATTCATTGGTGCTACTCTTTGGACTAATATGGGCAAAGAGGATCCATTAACGGTTCATGCAGCAACACAGATTATGTATCAAGACTTTAATCAAATCTATACATGTCTAGATTCTGAGTATTATTTCAAGAAGAAATTTAAACCTGAAGACTGGTTGACACAGAATAGAAAAGACTTTAATTATATTAAAGCTATCGTTAATGGAAATAAGGATATTCCTATTGTTATCATTACTCATCATGGATGGACTACTCAAAGTATTCACGAGAAGTATAAAGATGATAAAATTGCTAATTGGTATTTTATTTCTGATTATTCTGAGTTCATTTTAGATAATCCGCATATTAAATTAATTGCTCATGGACATATTCATAATAAAATGATATACAATGTAGGTGAAACTAAAGTGGTTGCTAACCCTTATGGGTATCCAGCGGAAAACAAATTGTTTGATGAGGTGAGCTTGTATGAAGTCAATTAGAAAATGTATAATGATTGTTTGGTTAAAACTTTACATCGCAGTGTTTCCACATATATTTGGTAAATCTGCATGCGAAGCTTGGTTAGCTCAATATAACAAACGAAATAGGAGTGGCATGGTATGAACAAAGTGATTAGAGATGGGTGGGTTGCAGTATTATATTCTCCTGGTTATGGTGCCGGCTGGTATACATGGAACGATTTCACTCACGGCGATGAATTGATCTTTGATCCAGGTCTGGTAGACTTGGTTGAACGAAGTTCAGGTGACATATATGAATATGTTAAAAACAAATGGCCTGATGCTTACACAGGTGGCCTGGAAGATGTGAGAGTTGAATGGTTACCTGTTGGCACTCAGTTTGTAATTGATGAGTGTGATGGTAGTGAATCTATTATGATTAAAGAAAACTATGACTGGAAAACGGCATGACTATTGAAAATCAAATTGCAGTATTTTACTTTTTAACTGTAGCTAATATTTGGTTCGCTTCCGAGTCAAAGGCTTCATCATTCATTGGTTGGATGAATGGAGCTTTGGCTTGTATTATTTCATTAGCGGGGTTTCTGAAATGAAATTAAGATGGATTGAACGAGAAGAGTTTGTGCCTACAGAAACTTTTGATTTAACAGTCACTAAAAGAAAGGTTAAAGTCTTGCAGTATTGGGATAAAGATTACTTTGATGAAGGTTGCGGTTTCTGGGTTGATGTGCCTTTAGAAGTTGAGGAATTTTTATGAATGAGTTTTATGGAGGGTTGTTAGCTATATTAGCTTTTGGATATGGGTTGCTGGCTATTGGTCATCTTTATGTAGTGTTTTTAGAAGCGGAGATTGTATGACAGACCGCGAAGCGTTTGAAGTGTGGGCTAAATCATTCTATAAAGAACAGAAAATGTCTCTTAATAGTGATGTACATTTTTCTAGACCAAATGAGTATATGTTGAATCATTACCAAAGTGCATGGGAAGCATGGCAAGCTGCAACTCTAGCAGAAAGAGAACGTTGTATTGAGATTGTAGGATTATACAAAGTTCCAGTTGGTAATAGTTCCGCAGGAGAATTGGCTTGTGAGTGGACTATGGATGCGATTAAAGAAATATACGAAGCGATTAGAGGTGAATGATGAATGAATCTCTAAGAAAAGAACATTTAGAGGATGGTAACGTCTTCATTTCATATAGTGTGAATGATGATAAACTTGCTGAAGAGTTAGGTTATAAGTTTATTGGCGCAGGTACATCTAAACACGATGGTGAAATTCATATTTGGTTAATAGAGGAATTGAAATGAATAAGATTGAACTCTGTAAGAAACTAAAAGAAGCCTCTGATATTCTCGATAAAGTAGAACATGCTCTTCCTTATGACTATGAACAACATGATGATAATCAAGCATTCTTAGCCTCTATTAGGCAAAGGATCTATGCTATCAGGTGTCAACTTGGCGGTGTACGAGAATCAATTAAAGATGAGCGCAACTGGACAAGCGATGGACATAATTAGATTTCTATTTGAGCAAGAATTGTTCCAATATTTTGTGTACACGATTATATTCTTTATTGTAGTGAAGACATTATCAGAATAAAATAAATAATATAATGGATCACCACGAATGTAAAAATGAAGGTTCGGTAGCTTGTATTCGGAATAAAGGTTCGAATATATTTTTGCCGTGTGCAAGTTGCCCTATAAAAACAACAGAGTACTATACTCTAAAGAGATTAGTTATCCCTATTGCAGTGGTTGATACTGAGGAAGATGAATGAACGAAATACCTAAATTTGAAGAACGAAGAAAGAATCGACCAATCAAGTTCTCTGGATTAGATCGTCGCAACCGCAAGAAACCAAAAGAGCCATGGAGAATTCCTGACTCGGTTTTAGATGGAGCTTTAGTACTTGCAGCAGGTTTTCTTATCTTCGCTGTACTTAGAAAAGCGTTGGAACTCTGATGCAGACTAAACAAGAAATCGTTGAGGCTTGGATAAAATGGATTGAAGGACTCAATCTATCTCCTAAGCAATTTGAGATGATGGTGGAAGCTGTCATTAAAATGAAGAGAGGTGGATGATGGGATTTGCTAAAGAAGCAATGAAGATTTGGACCACTCACCAATATCAAGTTAATCAAGATTATAAGAAAGATCTTGCTCGAATTGAAATGAGACTAGAAATTGCAAGAGCTGCTCAGAACAAAGTTGAAGAGATTAAAGAACTACAAACTAAACACGAGAATAATGTGAGAGCTCAAAAGATCTCAGAAAAACATTTAGGAAATATTATTGACACTTATGCTTAAATAGTTGTTTACAATTAATCTCCGTTATGTTATAATGACTTATCAAATCAAATAACCCAACTTAACGGAGATTAATGATGTATAATATAACGGATGGTGGTAAAACTAAAGATGGTTTTCATCATGAACATAATGATTGTGCAGTAAGAGCAGTTGCAATCGCCTGTGAAATCCCATACAAAGAAGCTCATGCAAAGTTAAAGGCACATGGTAGAAAAGACCGTGGCACGACATACAACTTTGTAGGTTTTGTTGCAAAGAAAATCAAAACTCAAAAGAAACTTAAGCCTACTAAAGGTAAAGCTTCACTCGGCACTCTTGCCACATTCTTAAAGAATAATCCTAAAGGTACTTACATCGCTTGCAAACGTGGTCATGCATTTGCGGTAGTCGATGGTGTTGTAAATGACTCATGGAAAGTTAAAATGGGTTCTCATATTAAATTCGCATGGAAAGTTAAATAGTTGTTTACATTTAATACTAGATAGATTATAATGTCTTATCAATTAAATAAACCCTTTTATGGAGATTAACATGGAAGTTAAAAAATTATCAGAAGGTTTCTTGAAGATGGATGTTTCATCTGAAGGAAAAATCATCAAATCTCAGACATTTGAAGTTGTCAATCAAGTTATTGACAACTTCAAAAATCTTTCAATCGAAGTTATCTCAATGAATACCAAAGTAAGATTACCATTTTGTACAAATGTTACTTGGTTAATCGGAGGAGTTCAATAATGGAAAATGTATTGATTTTGATGTTTGGTTTGTTTGCTGTTAGTTTAGTCTTTGTTGTCGGTGAAGTTCTTGCAAAATACTTGGAATGGGAGTAATATTATGAATGACCGCTTTATTAAAGATGACACACACGTACTCTCGAGTCACTTTTATTCTAACTTTAAAGAAGAAAGTGAATGGCTTAAAGAGAAACGCAAAGAAGTTATTGCACGTTTCAGTGATAAGTTGCTCATCAATAATCCCAACTTGAAGATTAATCTTCGTGGGCCAACTGTTTTAGTTTAAGGAATTTAAAATGGAACGTAAATTAGCAAGTATTCAAAGAATTTTAGATATTCAACCTATTGAAGGTGCTAACAAGATTGTTAGGGCACAGATTAATGGCTGGTGGGTTGTTACTGCCATCGACAATGGTTTTAAAGTAGGTGACGATGTTATCTATTTTGAGATTGACTCATGGATTCCACATAAACTAGCTCCATTCTTATCTAAAGGTCACGAGCCTAGAGAATTTGAAGGTGTTAAAGGTGAACGTCTACGTACTATCCGGCTTCGTGGTCAGATTAGTCAAGGTTTGATTATGCCCATTGAAGTGTGTAAAGAGTATGATTTAGATTCATTGCCGTTTGGAACGTTATCAACGGAAGGTGCAGATTTAACAGATTTCTTAGGCATTAAGAAATGGGAAAAACCAATGAATGCTCAGTTACAAGGTATCTGCCGTGGTAACTTCCCTAGTTTCTTACGTAAGACAAACCAAGAACGTGTTCAGAATATTCTCCATGAAATCAACAGTTCTTATGAACAACGTGAAGAGTTTGAGGTTACCGAGAAACTAGATGGTAGTTCTATGACAGTTTATAGAAATACCGAGTATGTAACTCCTGGATATGACGAGACTGCAGTGGTTGAAGAGATTACAATTGGGGTTTGCTCTCGTAATCTTGATTTAAAAATTGATCAAGAAGGTAATTCATTTGTTAATATGGCTAAATCGTCAGGTTTAATAGAGGCCATCACTAAATTAAACCGTAACATCGCAGTTCAAGGTGAACTGTATGGTGAAGGTATTCAGGGGAACAATGAAGGTATTGTAGGTCATAAGTTTGCGGTGTTTGATATTTTCGATATTGACACTCAAGAATACTTATTACCAGAACATCGTGCTCAGGTGTTCTTTAAACTGAAAGAGCTAGGTGCTGATATTGACCATGTTCCAGGTACACATGACTTTGTTTTGAATTCTGCTGATATTAATGATTTGCTTAAAATGGCCGAAGCTAAAAATGCTGCTGGAAATGAACGCGAAGGATTAGTTTTCAAGTCTAACAGTCGCAACTTCAGTTTTAAAGCTATTAGTAATAAGTTTCTCCTAAGTGGAGGAGATTAAAGAATCCTGGCCAAGGTAGTTAGATGTTGGTTTAATCCCAACTTAATATTAGTGGATAGTGTCTAGCCTGAATTGTAATTGTTCCAAAACCAACAGAGAGAGTTCGATTACAATTTGGAGTAGATATTTTTAAAAGGAGAAGTGAATGTATAAGGTACTAAAGTTTGGTGCAACTTGGTGTAATCCATGTCAACAATTGGAGATAACTCTTGAGGGCCAAGAACTCCCATGTGAATTTGAAAGTGTTAACATTGATGAGTTTCCTGAAATAGCAACCAAGTATGCTATTCGTGGAGTTCCTACTCTCGTTCTATTTAATGATACAAAAGAAATTTCTCGTATTTCAGGTGCAAAATCTCTATCTGAAATTAAAGGTTGGCTAGCAAGAGAAATGGTTTAAAAGAACACACCGACAAAGCCTCTCTACGATGCTCACTTGCGGAACCTGAATTTACAGGTGAGACTAACAGACGTGTTAGTGTACGGTGATACGAGGCATAACCCTCTGGCTGCTAGGAAAGACTAGCACTTCTTAAAATAGTTGTTTACATTTAATACTAGATAGATTATAATGTCTTATCAATTAAATAACCCACAAAATGGAGATTAAAATGTCAAATCAATTTTATGTTAAGAATAATGTAGTTCGTTGGAATTCATCAAACAATATTCCTTTTGAAGATAAACTTACGGAGTTCTTATTGCAAGGTCTAATCTCTCAAGAAGATGTTCTTGAGTCATTACGCGTTCGTAAGATTGAAGATGCTAAACACATCGAGGCTTATATTGCTCAACGTCAACAATTTGGCTACTCAGAAGAAGAGAAAATTGAGATGGCAAATGCTTTTGCCGGTGAAACTGTAGTTGATATTTTCACTGGTCAAGAGATTGCTTACTAATGAGAAAGCTAATCACAAATCTAGTTGCTCTAGGTGTGATTTGTTTCGGAGTGTCAAAGATTATTGACCTCCAGTACTCTCAAACCTACTACAGAACTTCGTACAACAAGTTATCTGTGGCTGAGCAGTATCGTCAACTCGACTGCCTTACAGAGTCAATCTATTACGAAGCTACTGGTGAACCTCTTGAAGGGATGCTTGCCGTGGCTCAAGTGATGGTCAATAGATCTGAGTCACCAAAGTTTCAAGACACTATCTGTAAAGTTATTCATGCGCCAAGTCAATTCTCATGGACTCGTGAAAAACCAAAGGCACTTGTTAAGATTAATCGTAATGCTTGGAATGAAGCAAGAGAAGTAGCAAAACGGGTACTATTAGAAGGTGAAAGACTTAGGTCAATTGAAGGCGCTATGTTTTATCACACGAATGCTATTAGTACTAATTGGGATAAAGATATGATTGTTGTTGCTAGACTGGGAAATCATATCTTCTATAAGGAGAAATAATATGGCACTAGGTCATCCTGGAACTACAGAATTACTTGATGAAAAGGAAACTCAAGGTACTATGAAAAAAGATTCAGCTACAATTCAGAATAAGATTGTTCATTGGCTAAGTACTTTATCAGAGCGAACACTTACTCTCACTAGTATTGCTATTCTCCATTCTGTATTTACACCTAATGTATTAGCTTTCTTAAACCATCTTACAGATCGGCTACCTAGTCTAGATTCATATCTACTAGTAATGATTGCTTTGTTTATTATGATGCTTCGAGCTGTGCATAAAATCGATAAGACTGCAATCTTTGTTCATATGTGCGGGTTCGTAATGCAACTTGGCCTCTTGGCTCTTGTACTTTTAAAATAAGGAATTGATATGCGAGGATTTAATATTGAAGATTTGACCGAAGCGTTGCGCGATGCTTCTAATGATAGTAATACACTTCGTCATATTGCTGAAGAATTTGGTTTAAGTTCTAATCACCCACATTTCATTATGGAGAATATCCGTAAGTTGAAACTAAGAGCTAATGATAGGGATGCTGCTCTTTCTGACTTAGAAAGTGCTAGACGTGTATTAGCTGATATTAAGAATGTACTTGGTGTTCAAGATGCTGGAATAGATGTTGTTAGTGTTATCAAATCACTTAAATCAGAACCTAAAAATAGTAAAGGTATGACTGAATTGTATTCCGTTATTGATACTCTGATGAAAGAAAATCTCAACTTAAAGATTGAGAATTCTAAATTAGAATTTGAAATTTTAGTCCACAAGAAAAATCAAGGTAAATAGTTGTTTACATTTAATACAAGCTATGGTATAATGACTTATCAAATCAAATAACCCTTACGGAGATTAACATGACACAATTTGACAAAAACCTCTTTTCATATGATGGCTTATTCCTAATGTATGGTAAAGATGCAACAAACAAAGGTACATTCATTGCTCGTTTCAAACGCGGTGGGATGGCTCCTTTTAAATCTTTCTTGATTAAGAACTTTACTGTTGAAGAATATTTGATGGCTATGGAAAAATCAACACCTTTACAAGCTCTTGAAGCTAAAGGTTATGTATCACCACAACTTAAATCAGCTCTTAAATCTTTAGGTTATGAACCAAATCAGTTTGGTAAAGTTGCTTATCTTAAATCTTTGTCACAGGCGAAATCATAATGCCAAGATATCTTGTTGAATATGAATATGAACTAGCCGGATGGGATGAATTCGGCTATTCAAAAATCTGTCATTGTACAGTTGAGGCTAATTCAGAAGAAGAAGCTATGGAGATTGCAACATCAAAAACTCAACGCGGAATTGAACGTCGTTGGGCTTTGTCTGCTCGTTTATTGGAGAATAAATAATGAGCAAACTAATTTTTAATCCAGTAAATAAGATGCATCGCCGGATTGCAAATGACTTTTTAACATCAGGTGAGTGGTTAGATAGTTATCCAGACTTTAGTTGTGAGTTATACACTGATATTTTTTATCTTATTAATGCAAAGTTAGCAATCTATTATTTACAAAAAGAATTCCCACAATCAATAAAGGTCGATTTTACATCATGATTAAACCACTTAAAAACAATGTTATCATTAAACGTGTTGATGCTGAACAAACAACTTCGTTTGGTATCATTTTAGAAAGTTCATCACAAACACCAAAGGCTAAAGTTCTTGCTGTTGGATCTACTGTGGAAGATGTTGCAGTCGATGATGTGATTATCCCTGATTGGACAAAAGTTAAGGCCGCAGGCGATTATCTTGTTGTTGATGTTGAAAATATCTTAATGGTGTTATAATGCAAATCATACTCATTGCTGCCTGCTCTAGGAATGGTGTTATAGGTGCTAATGGTGAGATCCCATGGCGTTCAAAAGAAGAGTTTAAACACTTCAAAGATACTACATTTGGTCATGGCGTCGTAATGGGTAGAAAGACTTGGGACTCACTTCCACAGAAGCCTTTGAAACACAGAATTAACTTTGTGATGTCAAATCAATATGGTTATTCTACAGAAGGTGCTAATGTTTGCCATTCGACAGTTGAATGTATTTCTAAAGCCAAATCTGTAGGTCTTACTAAATTATTTGTGATTGGTGGTTCTGAATTATATACTTTATTTGCTGAGTACGCAGATGAAATCATTCTTTCGGTAATGCACTTTGATGCGTTTGGTGATACTTATTGGCCTTGGTATTCAATGTATACAGATTCAATTTCAAGTTATCTACCAAAAGAATATACAATTTACAATGGTAAACCACACCCAGAGTTTGGTGTTATTTATGCAAAGAGACTAAAATGAAATTTCATAAAGACGGAACTGAACCAACAGAAGATGATGTAATTTTTGTTTTTGGTTCTAACTTGGCTGGTATTCATGGTGCAGGTGCGGCAAAGGCAGCACTAAACTATGGTGCTCAATATGGTAAAGGTATCGGGTTAAGTCATGACTCTTATGCTATTCCTACTAAGGATGAGAATATAAGAACAATGCCTTTGTATGATATTATTCCACACATTGATGCTTTTGCTGAGTTCACTCATGCTAATCCTAAAATGAAATTCTGGGTGACTAGAATTGGATGTGGTCTTGCTGGCTACACAGATGATGTGATTGCACCTCTTTTTAGAGAATGCAATAGTAATTGTTCTTTTGCCGAAGACTGGAAAGTATATCTATGAAAAGTCACATAAAGGTCTATGATGTAAAAGATTACTTCAATGACTTTGATTGTAAGCATTTGATTGACTTATTCAATGATGAAGCTAATATAGAACATCATGATACACCAGGCTATAAGTTTGACCAAGTTAATGTTAATAAAGTTTTACCTTTTATGGCTAAAGACTTTGCAAAGATGTGTAACAAATTGGCTATTCAGTACTTTAAGTCATTGAACATTTATGATTACATTCCTGAGTATGGCTTTGAAGAAGTAAGAATTAAAAGATATTCGGCAAATGATGGTGGTTTCAAACCTCATGTTGATGTTGTTGATCATGCTTCTGCCAAGCGGTTTCTCACATTCATTATGTACTTAAATGACAATGATGGTTATACTAGATTTACTAATCTTGATTTACAAGTTAAACCTACGATGGGCACTATGCTTGTCTTCCCTCCAACATGGATGTTCCCTCACTCAGGTGAAACTCCAACATCAGGTGAGAAATTCATCATGATGACTTCATTAACCTATCTATAGGAGATTTAAAATTCCTTTTTATGATTACCAGTGTTTAAAATGTGGACATGAACAAGAAGTAAAGAAAAGTATTAACGATCCACACCCTACTATTTGTCCTAAATGTGGTTATGACTCGCTAGTGCAGGTTCATAATTCAGCACCTAACTTTGAACTTAAAGGTAGTGGGTGGTTTTCTAAAGATGGAAAGTATTGAAATGTCTTGTTTTCATAAATTCACTTATATTATCTCCACATATTTCGCAGATAATTCTTGGGTGTATTTTTCCCTTTAATGCAAGAGAAAGTTTATTCTTTGTATCTATTGATAAATGTTTACCTTTATTTTTAGATGGTTGTCCGGTTAAAGTTTTACTTATTTTTAATTTTGTTTCTTCTGATAATTTGTGACCAAGAAGTGAATTTCTTATCTTTGAATTAATTTCATTTGAATTTCTCCCTCTGTTACCACCGTGTAAACCAGATTCAAAAATAAGATTTAACCATGAATCAGATTTAATAATATTAAATGCTATAGACATACCAAGTGAGTCTGCAACTAGATCAAATACATTATCATATAATTGATACCATAAAGTAACCACATGTTCTTTACCGTGCTTCTTTATATGAGATTTCCAATGTTTACCAGAACCTTTATATTTTATTGGATCTTTCTTAGTTGTTTTACAGAGATATAGTTTGCCTGTGATGGCATGTTGTTTGATGCAAAGATATGTAGGAATAAATTCCATTGTTGATACTCCTCGAAAGTATTAAAGTCCTTGGGAATTGGCGTTCCGCGAAGGACATTTTAGTTGTTTACAGATAACAAAATTATTGTTATAATGTATTTATACAAATCGTTAATTATAAGAATGGTGGCCAATATTAGTTTCAATAAACTTAGCCATGATTTTGGAGATCAAAGCCTTCAAGCAAACGATGCAGGAGCGTTTAGAACTTATTGCCGTGGTGATACTGCATATCCTTCCGTTACAAGCGTTCTTACTGGGACATCAGATCACAGTGGTATAGATGCATGGAAGGCTAGAGTTGGTGAAGAAGAAGCCAATAGGATTTCTAAAGCCTCTACTACTATCGGCACAGCAATGCATTTACTCTGCGAACATTATGTTGATGGTGTACCTTCAGAGACAAGTATCTTTAAAGCTAAGCAAATGTTTGAGCAGATTAAGAAGAAACTTGATAAAGGTTTAACCGCTTATTATGGACAAGAGATTGCTTTATTCTCTCACAAGTATAGATTAGCTGGTCGTACTGACTTAATTGGGCAATGGAATGGAGTTGACTCTATTATTGACTATAAGTCTAATCACGGCGATAAAGTAAAAGAAGATAAGTATATCTCTGATTATAAGATTCAATTAGCCGCTTATGCTTTAATGGCAGAAGATTATGGGTTACACATCAATCAAGGAGTTCTGCTGATAGCGACTGTCTTTGGCTGTCAAGTTGTAGTGGTTGATTTGACTGAGTGGAAAAAAGAATTCAAAGAACGACGTGTAATGTTTTACAACTTATATAAAATTTGATATAATAGTATTTTATTCAATGGAGATTTAAATGTCACAGACACTTTGGGTTGAAAAATACCGCCCACAAGAAATTGCAGACTGTGTTTTGCCACCACTTGCTCAAAAAGAATTTGAGTCATTTGTTGCTTCTGGTGAGATGCCTCATCTAATGTTACATGGTCCTGCTGGTATTGGTAAAACCACAATTGCTAAAGCACTTGCTAAGGCAATGAATTATGATATGATGATTATGAATGCATCAAATTCTCGTGGTATTGAAGTATTAAGAAATGAAATTACAGCATTTGCTACATCAGCATCTATTGATGGCAATATGAAAATGGTCATATTAGATGAGTTTGATAATGCAACACCGGACTTACAAAAAGGTATGCGTGCTGCAATGGAGGACTTCTCAAAAACCACACGTTTTGTCTTTACTTGCAACTTCCCTAATAAGATTATTAGTCCACTTCATTCTCGTTGTGCTGTGTTTGATTTTAGTATTAAAAATGAAGATAAAATAGATGTTGTTAAGAAACTATTCAAAAGAATTATTAATATTTTAACTGCAGAGAATGTTAAGTTTGACCAAGCAGTTGTTGGTGAAATTGTAAAACATCACTTCCCAGACTTCCGTAGAATTATTAATGAATGTCAACGTGTTGCTTCGGTTGCAGGTGAAATTACAGAATCTAGCATTGTTTCATATGATATTGATGTTAATGATTTTGTTGGTTTCTTAAAGACAAAGAACTTTAAGGGTGCTCGTCAATGGATTGTTGAGACAATGGTTAATCAAGATGTACATACAATCTTTAGGGCTGTGTATGATAATATGTATGATGTTCTTGAACCAACGAGTATTCCAGATGCAGTTCTATTAATTGCAACTTATCAGAACCGTTGTATGGCATCTGCTGACCCAGAGATCCAAATGGCTGCATTTTCTGTTGAAGCAATGATGTCATTAAATTTTAAATAGTTGTTTACTTTTAATATTGTGTATGGTATAATGTCTTATCAAATCAAATAACACAACCCAACTAGGAGATTAACATGACTAAATTTGATAATGTTGTTTTAGGTAATATCCGTACTGATATCAATGCTGCTTTGGCTGCAGTTGCAAAGAAATATAAAATCGATTTAGGTATCGGTAAAATTTCATACACAGCAGAAACATTTACTACTAAATTGACTGCCGTATCTGCAAATGGTATTAAACATGATGACGATGGTGATAAACTTCCAGGTTCACCGGCTTTACGCGCTGCATTTACAACAAATGCAGTTTATCTTGGTTTCAAGGCTAGTGACTTAGGTTCACGTGTAATGTTCCAAGGTGAAGAATTTACTTTGGTTGGTGCTCGTATGAAGGCAAAGGCTAAACTTGTTGTTGCTAAAGATGGTAAAATGTTTGCCGCTCACTGTTCTGCTGTAAAGGTTATTTCTTAATGGCACTATTCGGTCTTGATGAGAAAGTGATTGAAAAGGAAGAAAAGATAAAGTCTTCCAAACTCTCTCCTTTTGATATAATGAAACACATCGGGAATAAGCAAGGTTATCGTCTTACTGATGATGATGAAAGTTCTTATTCCCCATGGATTATTAATAAGTTCTATTCTTTCTTTCCTGAGTCTGTTATTCATGCAGCAAACATGACTGAGTTCTCAGGCCTTGATAATAAAATGCAATATGACTATTACTACCATAGTATGAAACGTGGTAATAAGTTTACTAAGTGGATGAAAGATGAGGTTGCCGATGATGTTAAAGTTATTTCTGACCATTACAAAGTTAACTTCGTTAGAGCAAAAGAAATGATTAGTCTTTCACCTTCAATTGTTGATGAAGTTAAAGCAAAATATGGTGGTAGATAATAGTTTACATTAATGGTAATTCGTGATATAATGTTTCTATATTAATAGGAATTGCTATGTCGAACGAATTACCATTATTTGCTCAGATCAATTATGTCAAGAGATTAAGTTCTCATCTCCCTAGATTTACTCAAAAGGGACCAGAGTCTTTTAACTGTCGTTGTATTGCTTGTAATGACTCTGCAAAATCAGAAACAAAAGCTCGTGGTTGGTTCTTTGAGAAATCGAATAACATTTTCTACTTCTGCCACAACTGTGGCATCTCACTCCCTCTTGGTGGTTTCCTTAAGAAGTTTGTTCCGAGTCTATATCAAGAATACAACCTTGAAAGATTTGCATTAAACACAACACAGAAACCAAAAGAAGATTTGTCTTATATGAAAACTAAGACAGTCCTAAAGTCTAAGTGGGAACAACATATTAACTGGAAGCTTCCAGAACACGCTCTTAAATTTTTAACTGATAGGAAAATCCCTGATGTCTCAATCTTTGGTTATACTAATGATGCTAGCAGTTTGGCTATGGACCTTTTTGAATTCTACGGGCTTGACTATACCTTGTCTATTCCTAAAATTGAAGGTATCGTTATTCCATTTGTTACAGTTGATGGTACGTGTAACTTCATTCAAATAAGAACTTTCTCTAAAGATAAAAAGTGGCGATACTTAACTATTGGCTTTGATGACTCTGATGTCAAACTATTTGGTGTAAATAGATTAGACAGATCAAAACAAGTATTTGTTACAGAAGGTCCATTTGATAGTTGTTTCATTAGTAATGCAGTTGCCACAGCAGACTCTGCACTAGAAAGAGCAAACATAAAACTCAATGATTGTGATTTAGTGTTAGTGTTTGATAATGAACCACGATCACCAGTCATAGTCTCTAAAATTACAAATGCAATAAATAAAGGATATAAAGTAGTTATCTTTCCTGATTACATACAAGAAAAAGACTTAAATGATATGGTCTTAGCTGGACATGATGTTCAAATGTTAGTTGATCAAAATCAGTATTCAGGACTCAATGCAAAAATGAAATTAGCTCAATGGAAGAAAATATGAAAAAAGCCGTTGTCACATTTGGCCGCATGAATCCGTTCACTGTAGGTCATGAAGAGAATATTAAACAGGTTGAGATAGAGGCAAAAAGAATTGGTGCAGAACCATTTGTTTTTCTTTCTCACTCTCAAGATAAGAAAAAGAATCCACTAGATTATAACATTAAATCTAAAATTCTCCATAGACTATTTCCTAAGTCTGTTAAGTTGGATCCAAACAAAGAAGTGATCCACATGTTCTCTGCTCTTCGTAAACTCTATTTAAGTGGTTACACAGATGTGACAATCATGGTTGGTGATGATAGAGACGAAGAAGGCACTGACTACAAGAAATATAATGGTAACGAGAAGAATTATACATTCAATTCAATCACAACTAAGTCATCTGGTGCTCGTACTGAAGGTATCTCTGGTACTAAAATGCGTGAGTATGCCACAGCAAATGACTTTATAAATTTTAGTAAGAATTTACCAACAAGAATAACAACAACTGAAGCAAAACAAGTCTTTGATGCAACACGTGCAGGCTTATCTTTAGTTGAATCTTTTAAGCAATGGATCAAAACCCTATGAATTTTAATGATTATCACAACTTACCACTTAATGAAGGTACTGTCTATACAACTCAGGCAGAAAAAGATGCTTTCTTAAAAGATAAAACTAATATTGCTAATTACTTCATGTTTAACTTCTTTGGTATGATTGGCATTATGTCTTTCTTCCAAGGTAAATCACCAATTGTTGCTTATTTCTCTACAGACCAAAAACATCAATTAAGTAACATTACAGATACAAATACTGATATGTCGTTATCAGTTAAATTGATGACTGAAGCAGGTGGACTTACAACTACTACAGCAACAAATCTTACTAAGTTCTTAGTGTTATTAAAGAACAAATCTATTAACTCATCTAATTTTGATGAGAAAATCATTCGAGGTTGGGCAACAGAAGTTAAAACATCTGCATGTAAACCATCACCAGCAATCTTGGCAGCATTCGAAGACTTTGAGTCCGGTAAGTCTACACTGGCTCAATTTACAAAAGTTATCTTTTATCTAAAAGCATTAAAACAATATGCACCGTCTGTTGGTATCTTTAGAGATATGTGTCATCATGCATATTCTGCATTTAAGAATATTCCTGATGTTGGTTCTGTACCAGCTGTACCTGCAGCATTACAACGAGCAACACAACCAACTAAGAAAGTTGATCCAGTAACTCAACAAACTACTACGGTAGATCCAGTTGCTGCTAAAGTTGCGCCAACACCTCCGGTAGTTCAGGCTAAAGTAGTCGACCTTGACTTCTATAAGAAGGCTTGGAATGTAGATGGTAAAGCAGCACTAACTAAACTATGTAAAGAATATAATACATCATTTGCAATTCTAGAGTTCATGAAGTTCTTTGAGGCAAATGTAAGTGATTTTAAACTTACACTAAACAGTTTAACTGTATTAAAAATAGCTAAGGAGAATAATAGTTCTTATACTAATTTTGTTAGAATTATTATTAATAAACTTCTTGCTGTATATCCGCTTGAGACATTAGCAATAGTTGAACAATTACCTCCAACTAAAAATACATTTAAGAATGCTTCATATTCATTTGGTGCTACTGCAAGAGAAGTTGTACAGAATGAGTTTACTAAACAACTTAGACTTGATATTGAAAAAGCACCAATGACTCTAATTGCTTTTAATGATATTAAGAGAAAATATGAAAAGTATAATAATGCATTAGCTGAATGGATGCAATCAACTAGTCTTGTTCAAGCACCATATTCAAGAGCAGAACAAGATAACTCATCTCCTCTTAAATCTATTATCTATTCTATTTCAGCGAATTCAATCTGGATTGAAAATGCAACTAGGGCATTTAATAGATTTGGTTTTGTAGTTCAAAGTACTCCAGCAGCACAAATTTTAACTAAAGGTGTTGCATCAGATGCAGACTGGGCTGTTATTACATCAGCAGAATCAATCTTAAAAGCTAAAGGTTGGTCAACATCAGCAGACAGTGTACTTGATTTACTATTAGAAAATAGATTTAAAAATCAAAATTCATATAAAGACTTTGTATATAAACTTCAACAATTATCTGATGTCCACCAAAAACAAATCTTACCAAGAGTCTTAGAGTTACTTAAAACTAATTCAGAAGATAAAGATCTATTTGCTGCTTGGATTTTCTATGACTATAATGACTTTACTGAGAGAAGTGTCTTCTTTGATCCTAAATCAGAACAAGAACTTACTGAAATAGTTAAAGGTTGTCTACCTGAAATCAAAAAGCAAATTTTAAAAGTACAAGGTGATTATAATAGCGTTGGCAAACTTAGAAAAATAGATGGTTTTACAGGCTCACTTGGTACTGCAGTTAAGACTGTAGTATTTCAAGCATTAAGAGAAACAGATATCAATAGTTTTGTTGTTGATAGAAATTATACAGTACCATTCATTAATGAAATCTATAAACTTGTAGGTATTGACGAAAATACACTTTCAACATTCTTTACTAAATTATTAGATGATAGAGATGGTCTTAGAATTGTTGCTGAAGCTTCAAATACTAAATTTAATATTCCTTTTGATAAGAAATTCTTAGATCTTTATCTCGCAAAAGCTAGAGCTGATGGAGTTAATCTTGATCATCATTCTACAGTTGCAGCATTTATTGCAAAATACTTTGGTGTATTTACATTAGAAGAACAGGCTTCATTATTAGATTCATACCCAGCACTTTCAAGACAACTATTACGTTATAATCCAACATTAGTCTTAACATTGCCTATTGAGATGCTTAAGAGTTTAACTCTAGATAATATGACTGGTTTTGTTGATAGTGGCAGCACAGACGAAAAAAGCTCAAGAATGGAATTCTTTAAACCTAAAATGAAAGAAATTCTTTCTAAAATCTTAGTTGATAAAATTTCATTTGTAGATAGTAACATATCTCCTTCAATTGCTTTTACTGCTATTGAGCTTGTGGGTACTCCAGAAGACTTTGAGAAGTTCATTAGCTATAATCTTTTTACTCCAACTGCAATGAGAATGGTTAATTATTTGTCACGTATTAATGATAAAAATAAGAACTTAGATGAATGGATATCTGAATCAACATTGATGAGAATGACACATGTTGCTTCTGAAGTGCTTGAGTTTAAAGCAGAAGATGCTTCATCAAGAAAACAATTAGCAAATGCACTAACAGATACTATCTATACAATTCATGATGTTAATCCAACAAAAGCCGAAAAAGCTTATGCTTTAATGGGACCTGGACTTAAACGAGCAACTATTAAACATTTGGCTCAGATTGCAACTGCCGGTATAGCAATGAATGAAATCTTTAATTCAGATTCACCAATTAAACCTTATGCTAAAATGGACCATAAGCGTTTAGTTGAAGTATTAAAGTATAATGATATTCCTGTTTCAGAAGCATCACTTCCTGGCTATAATAGTAAGAAAGCAGAGACATTAAAATCACTTACTTCTAACTTACCACCTCCACCAGAAATTAAGAAGTTGAATGTTACTCCTATTGTTAAGGATCATCAAGATTTAGTTGCAATGTCAATTGAATATGATGCATTTAATAGATACAACCATGGTGATATTGCACTTATTTTTAATAAGGCTTATGATGTTGCAATTCCTACACAGATTGACTCAGTTAAGGCTTGGAACGAAGCACATCCAACAGCAGAAGTAATTTCACCTGCTTTCCATGGTACAGGTTCAATTGGTGCTTCAATGATCTTACGCTATGGCTTCAAGGTTATTAATGCAGGTGATGGTCTTGTTGTTGGTCGTATGCTTGGTGATGGTATTTACTTCTCAAATGTACTAGATAAAGTAGGTCAATATGTTGGTGATGCTGGCTATTCTCGTGGTACTGGTACTAGAGGTTATATCTTTGAGATGGATGCTAACTTAGGTTCAAAAGAAGATTATAGTTCTGCTGGTGTTAATGATGGTAGAACTAGATCTCCTGAATGGTGTGTCTTTACACCAAATTCACAACTGAGAATTAAGAAGGCATTTGAAGTTGAGATTATTTCTGGTGCTCAAATGCGACAAATGAAAAAAGCAGCAGGTTTGACAGAGTCTGTAGTAACACCAATTAAAAACTTTAAAGCATTCAAAAAGGCTTCTTCTGTGGCAAATACTCATGCAATCTCTTATGTCTTTATTGATGGTTCAATACCGGTTGGTAAAGATAAGAAGGTACCATTCGAGGAATTTAAGAAATTGAACCTTAAGAATGTTCGAGTTGACTTATCTGGTCAAGGTCCTGTAGTTGTAATTTCTGATACTGCTGAGTCATTGGCATTTGTTGTAAGTTCAACAGAGCAGTTCTTAGATGACCGTGTTGAATTAGAGAAATTCTTAACATTGATTGGTAAGTAATGGCTATTATCACTCCTGCTCAAAAAGCAATAATTCAGAAAAATACAATTGTATATGAGCCAATCTATACAAATAATATGGAACCTATTGAAAAAAAAGGTTCCTATGTATTGTTTTATATTTTCTCAGATAGACCAGAAAAATTTAATGTAAAAGTAACTGATAGAGAATGTGTTGTTACTAAATTAAATAAGTTTGCGAGAACAGTAAAGTTTAAAGAACACACCTTTATTAAGATAGGTAATTTTACAAGTGGTTCGAAAGGCAGACATGCCACAAATAAAGGTGATCTTATTCAGAATGATGGAAATAGAAGTCCTGCCGCAAGACACTCACAAGAAGTCTTATTGGCATTTCCTGACTTATATCTTCATTTTATTATGGTAGTATTAACAAATAATATTAACGAAGCTATATTAGAAGCTGCTTTATTAAAAAATATTAAGAATCCACCAATAGTAATTAATAATAAAGCAGAAAAAATTAAGACACCACCAGGAAAATGGAATCAACCAATTAAACTTTTAACAAATAAAGTAACTATTTTACCGGAATTAGCAAAAGCAATAAAATAGTTGTTTACTTTAATTATTAGTTATAATATAATGTCTTTATTGATTAACTAATAGAGACATATATGCCTATAGTACAGTTAACAGAAGAACAACATCTATATTTAAGAGATAAAATTGTTCTTTATAATCCATTTTTCTTAAACGGTATTAATAAAGATATTAAAGAAGGTGGTTATGTGTCTTTTTTAATATTTTCAAAATCTAAAGAGTTTTTAAAAATTCCAAAAAACAAATGTATTGTTGAATATTTACATGAGTTAAGTAAGCAATCTTCATTAAATTATATTAAGGTAGGTAATTTTTTTAGTGGTGGTGCAAATCGCTATAGTACAACTAGATTCTCTTTTGTCCAAGACACAGGACAGGCATTACCTATTGCAATATATGGACAAGATGTAATGTTATCACACCCAGAATTATATATGCATTATATTCAAGTTGTTATAACAGAAAATACATGTGAAAAGAAAATAACAAATGCACTACGAGCAACTATTGAAAATATTAAAATAGATAATAAAATTAAAAAGAAAAGAAAAGAAACAATGTTTTGGAATGAACCATTTAAACATAATAATGAATATAAAATAAGTAAAAGCTTATCTATTGGTTTACAATAAAGATTATTTGTTATATAATGTCTTATATTAATTAATCATGGAGAATATTATGGCTGACGAAAGATTAAATCTTAGTGATGTTATGTCTGGTGCCGAACCCACTTGGAAGGATATTAAACCTGAAGTACTTCAGGCTGATTATAAAATCCTTTTAATGAGAGCTCTTGGTTGGTATTCTCGCGAACGGACATTAGATGACTCTGTTAAGTACTTTATTAATCACTTCAAATCAGAAGGTATTTCACCTAATATTCCTGTGATGGTAGTATCAAATATTGGTCATTTATGTCGTATGGTTTCACGTGGGTTTCCTCTTACAAAAGAACTTGAAACTCGTATTCAACGGACATTAAAGGCAGCTAAGGCAGCATCAGTTATTGCAAAAGAACAACAAAAGAAAAAAGTTGAGGCTGAGGCAGCAGTAGTTAAGAAAGAAGTTTATATTGTTCCTGGCGCAATTGTTGACCCTAAGGTAAGTTCTTATCTTGAACGCTTTGATGACCACATTGATGCATTGATTGGTAATAATTCACTTAAATCTATTAATCTTCATTTGTTAGGTTTCTCTAAGAAACAACGTGATGAAATTAAATTGTATGTGAATAGGTTCAAAGAGAACATGTTCTCTTGTACTGATGAAGAGATTGGGCTTCCTGCTAAGACTCGTAATGCAATTAAGACATTTGTTGATAAGATTATTGAAGAAGTTGGTGCAACACCAGTTAAAATTGCTCGTATTAAGAAACCACAATCAAAAGAAAAACAAGTTGAGAAACTTAAATTAAATCCTAAGTCACCAATTGACAAAGAACAAATCATCAATAGTAAAGTTGTTATTCTATTTGATGAGACTGCACGGAAGGTCCGTCTATATGTTTCTGATGATGGTATTAAGGTGAAAGGTTCTACACTCTTAAACTTTGACCCAGATAAGTCTTATGTTAAGACAATCAGAAAACCAGAGGAATTCCTAACCAAAGTAAAAACATTTACCAAGGTTCAATTATTGAAAGATATTGAAGCTATTAAATGTAAACCGAGTCGAGCAAACGGCAGAGTTAATGAAGCATTATCACTCTTGAAAGTTTATTAGTACCACAATCACAATGGAGAATAGTATGGCAGAAGATGCAAAACAAACAGTACAGAAACAAAAGTCAAAAGGTGAACTTAAGTCTACCTTTGTGTGGGATAGCTCTGAGAAGGGCCAATTGAAACACAAACCTATTGGCAAGCGTAGTACAATGGCAAAGTGGGATCAAGAGTTTCGCAGGGCCGAAGCACTTGGCCGCGAATTACAAAAACAACTTAAGTCAAAAGCCAAAGAAGTAAAGATTGGCAAAGTGCGTGACGCGTCACATGACTAGCAAATTTGAAACATTAGTCGAGTTAACTAAAGCTTTAATTACTAATGAGTTATTCATGGCGATTTATCAGAATGAACCTGATGCTGAAATAGGTATTAGTAATTTTGTTGGTAGGTTATATGAACAACTTATTTTGGAAGCTAATAAGTGAGTAAACTTGGTTTTGTAATGAATTGTGTCATAGTTACTATCACGGCATTCGGCATTTCAAAACTCGGCTGGCATATTTCAATGCTTATTCCCATGGTGTTATTATTACACGTGAGATAAATTCTCCATAATAATAACACTATGGTAGTACCCAATGTATGCAGCAAACATTCTAAGAGAAGTTGTTGAAGTTTCTTTCACACCAACATCAGGCTTTTTACAAATCAAAGAAACTTTAAGTCGCATTGGTATCACTGATGGTGATTTTAAACTATACCCATTTGTTTTATTGCTTCACAAACGCGGCAAATACTTTTTAGTTCCATATAAAGTTATGTTTATTTTAGATGGCAAAGAAACAAGTATTACAGATCAAGATTGGGTTAGGTATTTTACTATTGTACAACTGCTTAAAGATTGGAAGTTGATTTCAGTTTTAAATCCAGAAGTGACTGATGGTCAAGAAGTTAATCTTAAAATGATTAAAATAATCCCATTTGCTGAAAAGAATAAGTGGACAATCATACCAAAATATATAATTGGTGAACAAACTAACAATTCTAGGTACTAATTCCGTTCTACTTCAATAACTTATAGATATAGAATTATCGTTCTCAGCAGTAAATCACAGGTGACATATGTTACCATTCAATTAAACAGAACTTCGCTGGTAGACGCTTCTATTAAGTCAAATTTTTGTTTACACATAACACTTGCTGTGTTATAATTATATTTTATGTAGTTCAATGGGAGTTTAAAATTAAATTCTACACATCAGTGAAAGTCTATGGTAATAACATTATACATAGATATATTGAAGATGGTGTTGCCAAATCAGAGGCAGTTCCATTTACACCAACATTCCACATAAGTTCAGATACTGATTATGGTATCAAAACATTATCAGGTAACTC